GCCGTGGGGCTCCCGCTCCTGCAGAAGTTCCTCGAGAAGGAAACCAAGGTCGGGAAGGATGAAGTCGTCGTGGACGCGGGCGGCAACGTGGTCGCAGCCGGGCCCAAGAGCACGACCACCTTCAAGCCGGGCGACTGGGTGCAGGGCGAGGACGGAACCCTGACGCAGATCCCGGTGGACGGGAATCTGCTGCCGGAACGGGATCTGGCGACCGCGGCGGAACTTGTAGGCGTAGACCCGAATGACCGCCGAAACTGGACGCCGGAGCAGCGGCAGGCCGTCGCGGAGATGCTCCAGCGGATCAGCACGGCGAAGCGCCCGGGAGGCACCACGGTCAACCTGCCGAGCCCGGCCCGGGAACTTGAGGCCTCCACGGCCGCGATCCTCACCGAGGAGCGCGGGAAGGTCGCGGGGGCGGCGCAGACGCTGCCGCTGATCGACCGGGGACTCAAGCTCCTGGACGAGGGCATCACGGCGGGAACGGCGGCGAAGGCCCGAGTCTGGATCGGGAATGCTCTCAACACCGTCGGCGCCTCGGACGACGAGACGGTGCGGAATACCCAGGAGTTCCTGGCGAACGCCGCCGAGATCATTCTGCCGATCACCAAGGCCCTCGGGTCCGGCTCCGGCTTCTCGAACACGGACCGGGAATTCCTCTACCAGGCCAAGGCCGGGAAGATCTCCGACGACCCCAAGGCGCTCCGGAACATCCTGCTGGCGATGCAGCGGGGGGCTCGGGCCTCACTCGATCTCTACCGGAAGCGGGCGGACAAGATCACCGCGGGCCTGAGTCCCGCCACGGTCGAGGCGTTCAAGATCGAGGTCCCGGAACCGGAGAGCAGCGCGCCGGCCGGAGGCGGGGCGAACGACTGGCTGGACCAGCGCCCCGACGAAACGCTCGAGGCCTGGTCGCAGCGCATCGCGAAGGGCCCGCCGAAGGCGCCGTAAATGGATCCCCAGGAACTCGCCCAGCGGCTCGCCGCGCTCCGCACCGCCGGCGCGTCGAACGCCACGATCGCGGCCTTCCTCGCCAAGGTGGGCCGCCCGGTGCCTGGCATGGCTCCGGTATCGCCCGGAGCGCGCTTCGCCGATCCCGCGACTCCCGCTCTGACAAGCACCGGCGAGCCGGTGCTGCCCGCGCCACCCCGGAAGACGGATGTCGGGGAGCAGTATGCGCGCGGCCTCGCCACAACCCTCCAGGGGCTCACGGCCGGTTTCTCCGACGAGATGGGCGGGCTGGTTCGCGGCGGACTCAACCTCCTCCGCGGCCGGTCGCCGGTCGCGGGGTACCGGGAGGGGAAGGCCGCAGCCTCGGGGCCGGTGCGCGCCATGCAGGCAGAAGCGCCCCGCGATGCGGCGGTGGCGGAGACGATCGCAAGCCTGCCGCTGGCGTTGACTGGGGGTACCGCGGTAGCCAAGGCCGGGGGCGGACTGCTCCGGACTCCAACGATGCTGCAGCGTGCAACGCGGCTCGGAAAGCAGGCATGGGAGGGGGCCAAGGCCGCGGGCGTTGCGGGGGCTGCTACCAGCCTCGGGCATGCGGAGGGTACGCCGAAGGAACAGGCCACGGAAGTCCTCAAGACGGGTCTCGCGAGTGCCGCCCTCGGCGGCGTGGTGCCTGTCGCCGCTCCCACGCTCACCTGGCCGGTCAAGAAGCTCGCGGAGGTCACGATGCTCCGTCGGCTTCTGCCCGGGGGCAGTCTACCGAGTCGCGCCGTCGCCAAGGGCGCAGAGGCCGCGGAGAAGGATCTCACCAACGTCGGAAAAATCCTGCGGACGCGCGCCGGCCAGCAGACGGAAGACCTGCTCCGGAGCGCGCCCACGCCGAAGCCCAGCGATTTCGCCACAGCCGGCGGGCAGCTTGGGGAGGAGTTCCGGAGGCGCGTGCGGGCCGGGATCCGGGCCGATGAAGCGACGCGACGGGCGGCACAGCACCAGTTGGACCAGACGCGGCGTGCCGCGCAGCGTGCCGGTAAGGTGCTCGACGACATCATTCTGCCCGGAGGTCGGAAGTCTCCGACGGTCAAGGATCCGGTCATTCAGGATCTCATCGAGAACGGCCCGCCGATCTTCCAGCAGGCGTTCCAGCAGGTCCGGGCGGAAGTCAAGTCCCTCGGTCGGCCGATGCCGGCCCGGAAGGTGACCGTGCCGTTCGATGTTTCGTCCGGCCAGGTCACCATCGGGGCCGCTCGCGCCGCAGGAGTCAAACTTCCGCCGCGACTGGCCCGGCTTCCTGATGCCGCAACGATCAATCCGGCCTTCACGCTCACGCGGACGGTCGAGCAAGTCACGCCGACGCTCGAGTCGCTGGACCTTCTCAAGGAAGCGCTGGACCAGGAAATCCAAAAGGTATTCAGTCCCGGCGCGGCCACAGCGGCACGCCGGCCGGCGACCGCGACCCAGGCGCCCGGCGCCAAGGTGCTCCAGGCGCACCTCGATCAACTCTACGACCGGCTCCGGACCATCCTCCCGGAGTATGGAGAAGCGAAGGATGCCTACCGGGGCCTCAAGATCGAAGGCCGGCGGACGGCACGCCTCACCGGCGCGCGGGCGGAACTCGATCCGACGACCGGCCGCAAGGCGCTCGTGGTGCCGCGCACGGCCGAACCGGAGGATGTCGGCTCCCATATCGCCGCCCGGGGCCTTGCCTCCGCGGTCGCGGGAAACCTCAAGATCGGGATGGTCAACACGCTGGCGGAGATGATCCGGCGGACTGCGCTCGGCGTCTCGAAGAAGGAAGCCGTCGAGATCGCCCGGCGGGCGCTTGTCACCGGACCCCGGGCCGACGACTTCCTGACGGCGATGCTCCAGCGGAGCGCCGGTCGGCAGGGCCGGATGGTCAACCGCGCCCGGGCTGCGGGCACGGGACTCGGGCTCACGATGGGTCTGCTGGGCCCCTTCCGCCAGCCGGAGACGCCATGAGTTACCGGCGCCCCTACCCGGCGCGAACCCGGCTCCGAGCCGTACGGCTGGCGCGGCGGTCGTCGTGCCGCCACGCCGCCCGGTTGCTTTCCATCCCCTACCAGACAATTCTTCGGTGGGAGCAACGCGCAAGTTTCACAGAGGCACGCTGGCGGTGCGAATGCTCGCCGCTGTCTCTCCAGATCGGGCCCCGGTGTCAGCGGTGTCACCAGCCCTCCACCCTCCTCCAGGAGACCGCCCCATGACCACCGCTGCTGAACTCACATTCCTCCCGTACCTGCTGGCGACGGACAACGCCGTCAACGCGGCGGGGCCCCTCACCGCGCCGGCCAAGATCCGGGACAAGCGCAACAACCTCATCCGGGCCGAAATCGGGGAGTACGTGATCCAGGATGAGGACGGGAACCTGCGGGTCATGTCCGGTGCCGAATTCGAGGCCGAATACGCGGCCGTCGGCACCATCACGGCCCCCTCGAACCTCGCCCGGGCTGGGGGGACGACCACCACGATCGACGTGTCCTGGACGGTCGGGGACGCGGACGCCCACGGCCACATCGAGAAGGCCGGGGTGGAGATCGCGATCAACGACCCCAACGATGGGACCTACACCGTCACCGGCCTCAGCCCGAACACTGGCTACGCCATCCGGGTCCGGAACAAGAAGAACGAGAAGTTTTCGGCCTACGTCGGGCCGAGTACGCTCTATACCCTGCCGGCGGACATCACCGCCGCGCCCACCTCGCCGGCCAAGTCTGCCACGACCGTCGACCTGGCCTGGGACAACACCGATCCGACCTGCAAGACCCAGGTCTGGCAGGATGACGGGGCGGGCGGTGCCTTCACCAAGATCGCCACGGTGGCGGCTGGCACCGAGACGTACCAGGCAACCGGTCTGACCACGGCTACGGAATACAAGTTCAAGCTCAAGCAGGAAGGCGCGGCCTCCGCGCTGGCGAGTGCGAACTACTCCGGGGTGCTGACGATCACGACCGACTGACCGGACTTCGCCCGCTTAGGCCCCCGTTCCGGTTCGCCGGGGCGGGGGTCTTGCGCTACGTGCAAGGCTGCACTATACTCAGGCAACCTCTCGGAGCGTGCTATGCCGAAAAAGCCTTCTTCCCCCGGTGTGCAGTTGGCGGACCGGATCATCGCCTTCTGCAGCCGGCATGAGATCCCCCTCCAGCGGATCTTCGAGGCCGCGCACATCAACCGTTCGACGTTCTCCCGCTGGCGGGCCGGGCGGGTCAACCCCACGGTCATCACCCAGGAGCGAGTGAACCTGGTGCTCACGCACTTCCAGGCATGATCCAGCCCCGGCTCGACTGGTATCCGCAGCAGGATGAGGACGCCACCTGGCTGTCCCAGCAGGGGCCTGCGTTCCTTCTGCTGGACCCCCGAGTCGGAAAGACCCCGGTGTCCCTCGTCGCCGCCAAGCGCCGGGGCGTGCGCCGCGTCGTGGTCTTGACGAAGGCCGTGGTGCGAGAACAGTTCCGCCGGGAAGCAGCGAAGTGGGCCCCGGAGTTGGACATCCGAGTCGAGAGCTACGACCGCATCAGCCGAAATCCTGCGGTTTTCCAGGCCCTCCGGGCCTTCCAGCCAGAAGTGCTCATTCTGGATGAGGGCCAGCGGTGCAAGTCGACCACGGCCCGACGGACCCGATTGGTCTACGGCTCCCGGTTCGACACGAAAGGCGGGCTCGCGGAGGGCGTGGAGGCGCTCTGGGTGCTGTCCGGCACCCTGACCCCGAACCACCTGGGCGAGACCTGGACCCACCTCCATGCGATGGGCCGGACGACCCTCCGGGAGCGGCCATTCTGGGATCGTTATCTCCGGGTCTGGGACAGCCAGTGGGGGCCCGTGGTCAAGGGCATCCGGGAAGAGCACTTGGAAGAATTCCTGAGCCTGATCCGGCCGATCGCGCGCCGGCGCCGGTTCTGGGAGGTCTTCCCCCGCCACCAGCGGCCACGGTGGACGGTACTTCCCCTGGCCCTAGGAAACCGAGAGCAGGCCGCGCTCCGGGTCATGGAGCAGGCCCTCGCCGCAAGAGCGGTGCGCCGAGATCTGCAGCGGGCCAAGACGCTCGAGGAGCGGGAGCGCATCTTGGCGCTGGCCCAGCCCCACACCTCGAGCCTCCGGGAGCGCCTGTCCGAAGTCAAGGCCCCCCTTGTCGCCGAGCAGGCGATCGACCTGCTGGAGGGCGGCGTGCCCAAGCTCGTCATCTTCGCAGTGCATACCGCCATGATCGACGGGATCGCGCGGCACCTGGGGGCGTTCAAGCCACTGATCCTGGACGGCCGGACCCCGGCCAAGGTCAAGATGCAGCGCGTCGACCGCTTCCAGATCGACCCGACGGCCCGGGTGTTCATCTGCCAGACGGAAACCGCAGCCGAAGGCATCCCGCTGCATGCGGCACGGGTCATGCTCCTCGCCGAGCTTCCGTGGTCGTTGGGCTCCGTCATCCAGGTGGTCAATCGCCTGGTCTCCGCGGAACGCCGCGATGCCCCGGAGATCCTGGTCTGTAGCCTCGCGAACACGATCGACGAAGATGTCGCCCGGGTGGTCCGGGAGAAAGCCGAACACGTTCACACCCTCAACAGCCTCACAGAAAGGCCACCGTCATGAGTGTATGTATCGCAGTGGAAGGCCGGGGCGCCTCGATTCAGGAGGCCATGAACGATCTTGCGCGCCGGCTCGCCGGGCTGGCCATCATGCCCTCTGCGCCGCCTCGGGAGGCCAAAGCGCCTACCGCTTCGGCGCCCACCGCCCCCGCGGCGGAGTCGCCCGCGGAGTCACTGGCCGCGGAGCCCGCGAAGCGCCGAGGGCGGCCGCGCAAGAGCGCGACGACTCTCACGCGGAAGCCGGAATCGGAGTCGGAGCCGGAAGCACCGGAGCCGATCTCGCTGGAGACGGTGCGCGGTGCCGCGCAAGCCTACGGCACGGAGTACGGTGGCATCGCGCTGGTCGAGAAGATTCGGCAGGCGGGCGTGCCGACGGGGAAGCTCGTCGACATGAAGCCCGCGCAGTATGCGGCCTTCCTCCAGAGCCTGACGCCGGTGACAGCGGAGGCCGGGGATGAGGACGAAGACCTGGGGATTCTCCAGGATGATGAGGCCCCAGACAACGCGCAGGACGACGAGGAGGTGGAACTGTAATGGACCAGACGATGATTGACCACGAGCGAATGATCGACGCGGCGTCGCGGGCCGCGCACGAGGCCAATCGAGCCTACGCGATGTTCCTCGGAGAGGATCACATCTCCGGCCCGTGGGAGACGCTGGACGAAGAGATGCGCGCAAGCACGCGCGAAGGCGTGACCCGCGCGATCAACGGGGAGACACCGGAGATGCTGCACCAGTCCTGGCTGCGGACCAAGGCCCAGGCCGGCTGGCGCTACGGGCCCACCAAGGACCCGGTGGCGAAGACGCACCCGTGCATGGTATCGTACGAGATGCTCCCCAAGGCCCAGCGGCTCAAGGACCTGCTCTTCCAGCGGGTAGCGCGGCGCGTTGCTCAGGTCGCCTGGGAGAGTCGCACGCCGGAGATGACGCGATGACCGAGCACGCGGCCCTCGGGGCGTCGAACGCCTCCCGCTGGATGGCCTGCCCGGGATCGGTCGCGCTCGAGGACGGCCTGCCGGAGACCTCGACCGAGTTCAGCCGGGAGGGTACGGCCGCGCATGCGCTCGCCAAGCTGGGCTGGGACCTCGCCCGGGATCCCCAGGAATGGCTCGGGGAGGAACTCGAGGGCGTCGTCGTCGATCACGAGATGGTCGAGGGGGTGCGGTTCTTCCTGACCTACATCCAGGGCCTCGCGCAGGGCGCGGCGGAGATGGTCACGGAGCGGAAGTTCACGCTCGAGCGGCTCCGCCCGCCTCGGCCGATGTTCGGCACCACGGACTTCGCGGCGGTGCATCTGGAGGCCAAGCGCCTCGAGATCGCGGATCTCAAGTACGGAAAGGGCGTCAAGGTCAGCGCCGTGGGAAACCCCCAGGGCCGGTACTACGCGCTCGGCTTCTGGCTGGATCTCTTCCGCCGCAACCGACGGATCGCGAACAGCCTTCGGGAGATCCGGATCCACATCATCCAGCCCCGCATCCTGGACGAGGAGGGTGAGTCCAGCGTGTCGACCGAGACGCTGACGCTCCAGGAACTCAAGGGCTGGGCGCAGCAGCTTCTGGAGGCAGCGCGCCGGACCACCATGCAGAATCCCGGGCTGGCGGCTGGCGACCACTGCCGATTCTGCAAGGCGCAAGCGATCTGCCCGGAGTTGCGGCAACGGTCGCTGGCGCTCGCGCAACTCGAGTTCAGCGACCTCGAGCAGCGGGCGGCCCAGCCCCCGCTCCCGGAGCAGATGACCCCGGCTCAGTTGGCCGCGGTGCTGGAGCACAAGGATCTCCTGCTGAACTGGCTCAAGGGCTGCGAAGCCTTCGCCCTGGCGGAGATGGAACGCGGGCGCTCCCCGGCGCCCGGATGGGCCCGCGCCCCCAAGCGCGCGACCCGGAAATGGCGGGACGAAAAGACGGTTGTCACCACGCTCGGCGAGCAGTTCGGCGCCGACGAGGACGACCTCTACGAGCGGACGCTCAAGTCCCCCGCCCAGGTCGAGAAGCTCGTGGGCAAGGGCAAGCTCCCGGAAGATCTCGTGGTCGCGGAGTCCTCCGGGTGGAATCTGGTACGCGACACCGATAAGCGGGCGGTGCGTCCCGCGGCAAGCGAATTCGACACCCTGTAAACCCGGAGACCCAGATGAACAACACACCCAGTCCCACGCTCATCACCGGGGAGGCCATCCTGTCCTTCCCGACCTTCCTCAAGCCCCGCAGCATGAAGAATGCGAAGGGCGAGCCCGACGGGAAGGAAAAGTACGGTTGCACCCTGGTCTTCCCGCTCGGCGAGCCGGGCAAGTACCTCCCGGGTCCGATCAACGTCACGGCGCTCAAGGCCGCGGCGACGGAGTGCGCCAAGAACGCCTTCGGCGCCAAGCTCGCGACCCTCATCAAGGAAGGGACGTTCCGGTCGCCCTTCCTCAAGAAGGACAGCGAGATCGAGAAGCGGGGGTACCCGGTGGGCCCGGACGGGACCGTCTACATCCGGGTGACCAGCATGAAGAAGCCGGGCTGCGCCAGCAACCGGAAGGGCCCCGACAACAAGGTGCTCATGCTCTCAGACCGTGAGGTCGAGGAGATGCTGTACGCCGGCGCGCGGGTGCGCGCGAGCATTCGGCCCTTCCCCTACGAGTATCTGGGGAACTGCGGGGTAAGCTTCGCCCTCAACAACATCCAGTTCCTCGGCGACGGCGAGCGGATGGACGGCCGGCAGAACCCGCAGGACGAGTTCGAGCCAACGGTCGACGAGGCGGATCTGCCGGATCTGCCGGAGCAGGACGCGCCGAGCAAGACGACGGACAGCGCCAAGAGCGCGAGCCTCGAGGACGTGCTGTAACCGCAGGCCGGGTTGGTCTTGGCGGGGGTTCGACTCCCCCGCCCTGCATTCACCACCGCTGGAGTAGACAATGCCCAGTTCCCGGACAGGCGCAATCCCGGACTATAAACTGCGCTCCATTTTTGCCATCGACCCGGGGCCCGAGCAATCCGGGTGGGTTACCTACCGGCCGGATGACCTCGGCGTGCTGGAATCCGGCGTCTGGCCGAATCAACGCCTCCTCGCCGAGCTACCTCGGGACTCCGTTGGCGCGCGGGTCGCGGTTGAGATGATTGCGAGCTACGGAATGGCTGTCGGCCGAGAGGTCTTCGAGACGTGCGTCTGGATCGGCCGGTTTCAGCAAGCCGCACATTCTCCGGGTCAAGTGCTCCGGATCGAGCGCCGGCTCATCAAGCTCCATCACTGTGGATCCGCTCGCGCCAAGGACACCAACATCTGGCAGGCCCTCGTGGACCGCTTCGGCCCGGTGGGGACGAAAGCCGCCCCCGGCCCGCTGTACGGCGTGAAGAGCCATGCCCGCGCCGCGCTCGCTCTCGCCGTCTATGTCGCCGATAACTGGAAGGAACTGACCCCGTGAAACTCTGTATCGACTGCTTCAACCCCCTCGAGCATGAGGAGGAAGACCAGGATCGCTGCGATGCGTGTGAGGAGCAGCGATACTGGGACCTGCTGGACGAGAGTATGGACGGGGAAGGCATCGACCCCTACGACTTCACCGCCGACGCCGACGACTGATGCCGGCCTGGCTGACCGTTGACTTCGAGACGCGCGGCGTCGTCAACCTGCCCAAGGTGGGCGCGCATCGGTACGCGGAGGACCCCCACACCGGCATCTGGTGCCTCGCCTACGCCGTCGATGACGGCCCGGTGGATCTCTGGACACCGGACCAGCCGATGCCAGAGATCTTCCGCGATCTGCCCGCGACGACATTCCTCCGAGCCTGGAATGCACAATTCGAGGCCACGATCTGGCGAGTGCTTCTGACAGAGCGCCTGGGCTGGCCGGCTATTCGACCGGAGCAGTGGGTCTGCGCGGCGGCCCTGGGCGCCCGGGCCGGACTCCCCCGGAAGCTCGAGGACGCCGCGCGAGTACTCCAGGTGCTGCACCAGAAGGACCTCGAGGGTCATCGGCTCATGCTTAAGCTCTGCCAGCCGAAAGCCTGGACGCCGGAGGGGGAGCCGCTTTGGCACACCGAGCCCGCCCTCCTGGAGCGGATGTACGCCTACTGCCGCCAGGATGTGGAGACGGAACGCGCCGTGTTCCGGGCCCTCCCGGCCGTGGGACACCCCCTCGAGCGCCGGGCCTGGCTGCTGGACCAAGAGATCAACCGGCGGGGCCTGTGCTTGGACCGGGCGCTTGTCACTGGCGCACTTGCGGTGGCCCGCCCTGCCGTGGCAGCGCTCAACGCCGCGATCAGCGAGGCAACCGAAGGCCGGGTGACGAAGGTGACCCAGGTACAACGCCTCGTGAAATGGTGTGGCGAGCGAGATTTTCCTGTCACCACGCTGGATAAGGCCGCGCTGCGTGACCATCTCGCCCCAGACACGATCCTGCCGCCCGAGGTGCGGACGGCCCTCGCTATCCGGAGCCAGGGCGCCAAGAGTTCGATCGCCAAGCTCGAGACGATGGAGCGGGTTGTCGGCGAGGATGGCCGGGTGCGGGACCTCCTGCTCTACTACGGGGCCGGCACAGGCCGCTGGGCGGGCCGGCTGGTGCAGCCCCAGAACTTCCCGCGGGGCACAGTTAAGGTCACGGAGGAGGACTACGCGCTGCTGCAGCACGGCGATCTCGCGCTCCTTGAGGCCCTGCTGCCCTCGGACAAGCCCGTGATGGAACTGCTGGCCTCCATGCTCCGGGGCTGCTTCGTGGCCCAGCCGGGCCATGAGTTCACAACCGCGGATTTCGCGGCCATCGAGGCACGGGTCTTGGCGTGGCTGGCGGGGGCCAAGCGGCTCCTCGCGCTCTTCCACCAGGGCCTCTCCCCCTACCCGCCGATGGGCGAGCCGATCTTCGGGCATCCGACGCCCAAGGACGGCAACCCCTTCGAGTACCAGGTGAGCAAGAATACCGTGCTGGGCTGCGGGTACCAGATGGGGTGGCAACGATTCCAGGAACAGGCCTGGGAACAGACCGGCTTGCGCCTCGAGGATGATCTCTGCCACCGCGCCGTGGCGGCCTACCGGGAGACCCACTGGCAGATTCCGGATCTCTGGAAGGAACTCAACCGGGTCTGTCAGGCCGCGGTCTCGTCCGGCTCGACGCACTGGCTGCCTGCAGCGGACGGGAAGCTCGCCTTTGCCTGCGACGGGGCCTGGCTCCGGATGCGGTTGCCCTCCGGACGGTCGCTGTGGTATCCTTTCCCGAAGATGAGCCAGCGGCGGGCGCCGTGGAAAGACCCCCGGACCGGCCAACTGGCGTTGGTGCCCTGTGTGACGGTGGCAGGCGTCGATCCCGTCACGAAGCGATGGACCCGTAGTGCCCTCTACGGCGGGCTCCTGACTGAGAATGCGGTGCAGGCCATTGCCCGGGATCTCATGGTCGAAAGCATGTTCCGAGTCGAAGCTGCGGGGTACCACGTGCTGCTGACGGTGCATGATGAGATCGTCACCGAAGCGCCCGCCGGCCACGGCTCTGTCGACGAGTTCTGCCACCTGATGGCAACGCCGCCCACGTGGGCGGCAGACTGCCCGATCGCCGCGGAAGGCTGGCGCGGCCGGAGGTATCGCAAGGGATGAGCTTCGCGACGTGGATCCAGGCGGGCTTCCCCACCGTCATCCCCGTGGTGCCGCCCGGGGCGACCTTCTCCGCGTTCTCCAAGATGGAGCCCAGCCAGGCCGGGAAGAGTCCCGGTCGGCGGAACGCGCAGGGCCTCTGGACTGGGCTCAAGGATTGGACCACGGTCGCCGCTACCCCGAACGCCGTGGCCGAGTGGGAGACCTGGGGTGCCAACATCGGACTCCGGACGCGCGATTTTCCGGCCGTGGACATCGACGTGACGGACGCCGCCTTGGCGGAAGAGATCCAATTGCTGGCCGTCGCCCATCTCGGCGACGCGCCGACCCGGACAGGCCGCGCGCCCAAGCGCACGCTCCTCTACCGCGCTGACACGCCGCTCAAGCGCCAGCGCCTCTGGCTCACCCGGGACGGGACGACCCACCTCGTCGAAGTGCTCGGCGACGGCCAGCAGTTTGTGGTCGAGGGCATCCACCCCGGCACCCGGAAGCCATTCACCTGGGAAAACGGCGGGCTGCCCATCCGGGCGGATGCCCTGTTCTCCCTCACGCCGGAGCGCGTCACCGCCTTCCTCGAGGCCGCGGCGGCCCGCGCGACGGCCCTGGGGTATCAAGTGCGCCGGGAGGGGGCCAAAGCCGAACGGGCCGTCGTCGCGCAGACCGCCCTCCACGGAACGCGTGAGGCCGTCACCGCAGCCGTGAGCCGCCTCCCGAATACGTCCGCCCTCTTCCCCACCCGGGAGGACTACCTCAAGGTGGGCTACGCCATCAAGGCGGCCCTTCCTGCCCACCCCGGCGAGGCGTTCGATCTCTGGTGGGCTTGGTGCCAGCGATGGGAGGGCAATGCGAAGGGCGGCAATGATCTCGAGCGCGCCCAGGCGGACTGGAGCCGGATGGCGCCCCCCTACGCCATCGGTGCTCCGTGGCTCTACGAACTAGCTCGCGATCACGGCTTCCACGACGCCCAGGAGGAATTCACCGATGACCTTCCATGCGCTGGCCCCGAATTTCCCGCTGCAGCAGAGCGTGTGGTGGAAGCACCACAGCAGCCACCCACCCGGGCCGAGGAAGTGCAAGCGGATACACACCAGTCCGGGGCCGTGGCCTTCTCCGATGCCTGGCTCGCCCACCGCTTCCTCGCCCGCCACGGTGCCCGAGTGCGCTACTGCGAACGCCTCGGCGGATGGATGCGCTGGGACGGGCATCGCTGGGCCGGCGACGACACCGGCTTGACGACGTACTGGGCTGGCCGCGTGCTCCGCGCAGCCAGCCAGACGGCGGTCATCACCATCGAAGATCCGACGGAGGCACGCAGCACCGCCAAATTTTGTTGCTCGGAGAAGGCCCGGCGGAACGTCATGCAGTACGCGGCCGTGGACCCCGCGGTTGCGGTGAGCGTCGACGCCTTCGACACTGATCCCTGGGCTCTCAATACCCCAGCCGGCATCGTGAATCTCCGAACCGGAGCCCTCGAGCCGGCGGATGCCGCCCGGCTCTTCACACGCTGCACCGCCGTCGCGCCAGCGCCCATCCCGACGCCGCGCTGGACGGCCTTCCTGGCGGAGGCCACACATGGCGACCCCGATCTCGCTCGGTACCTACAAAGGCTGGCAGGTTACGCTCTTACAGGATCTACTCGCGAACACGTTCTCGCTTTCCTGTGGGGCCCAGGTGGTAACGGTAAGGGTGTATTCCTCAACACGCTGGTTAGACTCGCGGGAAGCTATGCGAGCGTTGCAGCGATGGACACATTTACCTCGTCTCGCTTCGATCGCCACCCGACTGAGCTTGCCGCGCTCTTTGGTGCTCGCCTTGTTACTGCCCAGGAGACTCAGGAAGGGCGCTCCTGGGATGAGGCGAAGGTCAAGAGCATAACCGGCGGGGACCCCATCACCGCGCGCTACATGCGGCAGGACTTCTTCACGTTCCTTCCGCAGTTCAAGCTCCTCTTCGCCGGCAACCACAAGCCGCACATCGGGAATCTCGACGACGCCATGCGGCGCCGGTTCCACCTGGTCCCCTTCACCGTCAAGCCCCGGCAAGTCGACCCGGATCTGGCGGAGAAGCTCACCGCCGAATGGCCGGGGATCCTCCAATGGGCCCTCGAGGGCTGCCTGGCGTGGCAGCGGGACGGCCTCCAGCCCCCGGCTGCGGTGCGGGAGGCGACGGAGGCCTACTTCGCGGATGAAGACCCGCTCGGCCGGTGGCTCGAGGAGCGCACCGCCCCCGGGCCCGGTACCGAGACGCGGGACCTCTGGGCCGACTGGCAGATCTGGTGCGGGGAGCAGAACGAGCGCCCGGGGACCCAGCGGGGATTCATCCAGGCGCTCCTCATCCGTAATTTCCAGAAGTGGCGCCACCCGACCACGCGGCGTCACGGGCTCGCCGGCCTCCGGCTGGCCCCCGACCACGAATTCAGCGCCCCGGGCGATGCCGCCCTGGTGGAGGCGCTCATGCTCACCCCAACTCCGGAGGTGATATGACCGATTGCCCGCAGTGGTAGGACGCTCCGCGCCCCGGCGCCCTGCCGGGTCGACGCCACGGAGCGAGGTCCAGCAACGCCAGCCGCCCGGCTGGCGTTGTTGCATTAGAGAACGAGGCGGCAGTCCTGGAAGATCGGCGGATGGGGAACCCGGTGGGAGCCGGGGAGGTGGTAGAACTGGTGCAGGAACTCGTGGGCCCAGACCCGGACCTCCCCCACATAGCTCTGGCCGACGTAGACAGCCCCCCAGCGGGCCCCCCAGGCCGCGATCGGGCCCTCGGAGGCCGGGAGGGAGCCCTCCGGGGCCTGGAAGAGCCTGAGCGCCCCGTAGGCGGTCTGTTGGGGGAGGGCAAAACGACCGCCGCAGGCTCGAGCGAGCACCGCGGCGGAATCGGTGACCGGATTTCGGTCCAGGCGCACGGCGCCGGAGGGCTCGAACGGACTCGAGCACCCCAGTCCCAGGAGCCCTACCAGGTATCCCGCATCTCGAACTGATCGCTGCAGTCGTCGCATACACTCACCCCGGCGTCCTGCTCCTCCTCGGTGTAGGCCCGGCCGCAGTAGGGGCAGTGGAGAGGGCTCGCGCCCGGGCTTGCTCCCGGAGCTTCCATCGCTGGATCCGCGCCGCATGGGGCCTGGTGGCCTTCCCGTTCCGTGTCCGGCATGTCATCCCTCCGTAGGCGAGGCACCGGGGGCAGAACTCGCCCCGAACGGGGTGGTGGGCGCCGGCGTAGTCGTGCATGGAATCGGCTCCTCCGCCGACCCCTCCGGCGGAGCGGTCGGCACCTCGGGTGGGGCCGGGGTCTCGTCCCCCGGTTCCTCCCCGTCTGATCCCGGTAGCGCCAAAATGCTCACCAGAAAGGCCCGGGTCAAGGTGACCTGGAACCGAGCCCAGCCCCGTTCATCCAGGCTCCAGGTGCCCGGCCGGCAGGCGATCTCGAGGTGCCGTGGTTTCACCTCCGGCCCGGTCAGCATGTTGACCCAGAACTGGACGAGCGCCGGCGTCAGCCGGTCGAGGTCCTCGAGCAGCGCCGCATCCAGCCCGGAGGGGATGTGGAAGGTCTGGCCCCCCGGACCCCGGCGCGCGGCCTGCACGAAGGCCCGGACGGCCTGCTTACTCCAGGCCCAGAGTGCCCGCCGGCTCATCGCGCCGTATCCCGGTAGTGCCGCTCGAGAACCTCGAGCAGGCGCGCGTCCCGTTCCTGCCTTGTCAGACTTCCCCCGTCCCCCGTGTTCGCGATTTCGAGCCCCGGCTCCGGCTGGGGGGAGGGAGCCAAAATCAGATCCGGGTCCAGAACTAGGACAGGGGCCCGGACATTACTCCCGGCGTCCATCATCTTCTCGATGCAGCGAAGATACCCGCACATGTCGACGAGGTTGTCCCGCTTCGGCTGGTGCAGTTCCCGCGCCAGCTTGAGCGCCACCATCATGAGCGCGACCTGTTCGAGCGAGACCGGGGACCCAAGGATCACCCCCCAGAGTCGCGCCGTGGCCTCGAAGTTCTTCGACGGATGGCCGTACGTCTGCTCCCGGTCCCCGTCGACGATGCGACTGGCTTCGGTCAGGATGGTCTCGATTGCCTTGGTGGGGATGGCGGACATGACTACCTCCGGCTAGAAATGGGAGCGACCGGCCGAATGCCGAGCCGCGTCGCGACGCTCAGGAACATGGTCTGGGCGAGCAAGGGACCCCACGGCTTCACTGGCTCCTCGTAGGGCTGGATGTCCTCCCCGAGGTCCATCCCCCAGCCCTCGTCCGGCTCCTGCATCGGGGCCAGCAGGTCCCGCCGCTCGGTGAAGAGCATGCGCGCATCCGCCAGCCGCACCTCAGCCGGGAGTTCGGCCGGGAGCCCGAACCGCTGGGCCACCGCCTCGAGGATCCGGCGCTCGGCCCCTCGGTAGGTCCCGAGCCCGACGGCCTGCTTGACGGGCCGGGCCAGGTCGTTGAGGTAGGCCTCGGCCGCGTCATGCAGCAGGGCCCACTGCAGGATCGGGAGGGGATGCCCCTCATTCTCGAGCCGGAGGGCCATCTCAGTCGCATGCTGGGCCACGCTGTAGAAGTGCCGGGTGGCCCCGGTGAACCGACAGAGGTGACCCAGGTGATGCTGCAGGTCCTCGAGGTGGATCTCCTCTGGCCGGGGGTCGAAGAGGTAGAACTTGCGCCCGCTCGCGGTCTGCATCCATGCGCCGCGGTCTCGGTGAATCGTCATCAGTCCCCCTGTGCGAGAAACGTGAGCCCCAGCGCCATCGCGGCGAGGAGATGCCAGCACGCATGGCCCCAGCGCCAGCGCGTCGGCGTGTGGCGGTCCACCCACCAGCATCCGTAGGCCAGGAGCATGCTCCCGAACGCCGCGAGGGCGACAAGCGACTGGGGTGTCGCCCGGAGCCAGGCCAGCAGGAAGAGCCCCAGCATGTGCCAGTCATAGTGATACCGCTGCATGCCGAAAAGCACCCCGGCCGTCCCGCCAATCGCCACCGCGCCGAGCGCCAGCCCGTCCGCCCGCGGCAGCCAGCCGTGGAGCACCAGCACGCTCATTACGGCATACATTCCGAACCAGTCCAGGTCGTTCATCCGCGGCGTCTTCCAGGCATGATAGAGCCCGGAGCCCACGGCCAGGGCGAGCATCGCTGCCCCGAAGACCAGCGCAATCCCCGTGCGCGCATGCCAGGCCACCAGCAGTCCCACGGCTGCGTAGCCCAGGTTGCTCCAGGTGTTCCGGGGTCCGATGGGGATTGCGCACCGCTGGAGCAGTCGATCCTCCGCCCAGCCGCCGCGCGCGATGCGCCGGCGGCATTCTGTGGGGGTCGTCATGCGCCCCGCCGTGGGGGGTCCTGGTCGTCGGCATAGAGCCAACAGGCCAGCGCCACAAGAACGGCAGCGATGAGGATCGGGGTCACTTGTCCCCCTCCTCTCCGGCGTCCTCAACGTCTTCCGTGAGCGGCAGCAGCAGCAGCGCCGCCACGGTGGGCTGATCCTCGGGGGGCCAATCGGCGCGGAGCTTAAACTGTCCTGCCAGCGCGTCGGCCCGATTCCGATAGCGCCAGACGCAATAGCGACCGAACACGGAGGGGGGCAACGATCCCTCACACTGATACCACCACTTGCCGCCTTCGGCCACTCCCTGCCGCACCGTGGGCACCGTGCGCCGAGGGAGCGGGAACAGGCGGACTGTTTCGGCTTCGGCTAGTCGGTGTCGCTCGTCGTAGGACTTACCGGGGGCGAATCCCCAGAACCACATTAACGCCTCCACCGCCCCTTCCCGCTTCGCCAGGATCGTCGCACGGTCGGTCATGCGTCCCCCCACCGCCAGCCGCAGTCCGACAGATGGGTGCCGTCCGTCTTCCCACATTGACGGCAGACGCTCTGTGAGACGGCGCGCTGGAGCGACTCGAAAGACGCGGCGGGGCGAGCCGGACCAGCCATGCTGGCCCGTTCGCTAGGACCCGTTGGTCCGGTTGGTCCGGTTGGTCCGGTTGGGTCGAAGATCCCGTGGCCCCGGGCCTCCGCGGCGTAACGCACGGCGTAGCCGGCGTCGAAGCCCAGCTTGTAACCGGACAAGAAGACCCCTTCGGCGTCGTCCCTCGGCATGCGCCGCCCGGTCACGAACCCGAGCGCGTAGATCACCGAAACTACCACCGAACAGAGGACGACCAGCCAGAATATGGACATATCACCCCTCCAGGAGAACAGCCAGGTCACCCCGCCGTACCCGCTTCCACTGTCGGCCCGTCAAGCGCCGTCCCTGCCGGGCATATTGTGCCGCCACGATGCGCCGGCGTTCCCGCTCCGGATTCCGCGGGTCCCCACGGCCGTCCCGCGTCCAGCCGCGGCGCCGCATCTCCGCCCAGTCGATGAGCCGGGCCAGCAGTCCCCGGAGTCGAGCCGGCGGGCGGTGCTTGCGCTTGCCGGGATTCGCTTCCACCGCTGGTGGGCGCGCCAGGATGCCGTCCTTGCCCGCCGGTGCTGCCGCGGCGAGGGACAACACGGCCATCAACGCGCGGAGCGGGAGTTTCGGGCGGTTATGCGCCACGGCAGAGTCTCCGGAAGAGGGTCCAAGCCGTTCCGGTCATAGCGCCGAGGCAGAACGGCAGGAGCATGAGGAGGGAGCTTTCCCACACCAGAATGAGCATGCCTAGGAAGAGCACGGCCTCGAATGTGCCGGACCAGGCCACGGCACGCCAGAAGACGCCCGTCCGCAGCAACCGCCGCCACGGCATGGGCGGGAGCCGGCCGGCGTCCTGCCAGGCGAGCGCCCGGGCGGCGCCGGTGGCCTCCTCGATGAGGGTCACGGCAAACCCGATGAGAGCCAGGAGGGGCCATGGCATGCCATGCAAAGTAGCACGATTGGTCCGCCCGTCAAGAGGGGTCCTAGCCCAGGGGGTCCGGCACGTCCGGTCGCGTCCCGTCCCATCCCCACCAGAGCGCCACATTCCCGACCCGGACATACGCGCCCCGGCGCGGCATGGGCGGCGCGAGCGCCCCACGCGGCCGAGTGTGTTGCCGTTCCACGATGACGTGATATCCATTCACCACCAAAGGATGCTCGGCGTCCAGGAGCCGCGTGATTTCCGAGAAGGGACCCCCGGAGAAATGGATCTTCATGCCCCTTCACTCCCGCGCGTGGTCCGATTCCGCTGGACAACCCATACCACCGCCTGGAAATCGCGCGGGGAGAGGGAGGTTTCCTCAATCGCCGTCCCGCGGATGATGCCCGCGTAGGCGTCGTACGCGCCGCGTTTCAACGTTTCCCGCTCTTCCCCGATGGCCCGGAGAATGTGCCGGTCGATGACCACGGCATCTTCATCCCCTAAGATGGCACGCGCGAATGCTTCGCGCTTGGGGCCACTGCACCGCTCGGTTCGGTCCTGCAAGCAGGCCCACGCGTCGCGGGCAAACTTCTGGAACGTGCCGGGATTGTGGAAGCGGGTCCGCCGGGCCATCGCTTCCGCCATTCGGCAATTCACTCCCCAAGATTGGCGCGGTGAGAGCGCCGCGACTGCGTGTGCGACGTGGAGCGCCGTCCGACCGGTCAAGTCGGCGATCCGCTCGCATATCGCAGCCGCTTCGGCGTACCACTCCCGGCCCTCTTCCAATTCAGCCGGCGTCGCCGAGACGTATACCTCAATCAGACGGCGCTGGACTAGGTGCCGTGCAATCAGGCGGGGAGGCATGATTCGCGCTCCTCAGCGTGGAATGGTAATGATGAAAAGGCGGAGCGTGTTGTCCCCGGCCTCATCCTGCACTAGGGCTACGTCTCCGCGCGCCACCGCGTCCCAGTCCTCCACCGGGTCCCCCATGTAGTCCCGGTCCATCGGCCGCCGCTCACTGGCCCGGGCATACTCCACCATGCGCGCCCCGGCTTCGGCCGCGGTCCGGAAGACCTCCGGTTCCTCCGGGATGCCGCCCTGCTCCCACTGCAGGAGGTAGAGACGGTCCGGGTCCCGGATGAGACGGTCCAGGTACATGCGGAGATGACGTTCCGCCACGTTGCGCACCCTCAGGGCCGGGCGGCTGTTTGCCGGGAGGTAGGCAAGTTGGCGGATGGCGTCCGCGACGCGGGCTACCGCGCGTGGCGTGGCCCGGACCGTGTAATACCAATGATACCCTCGCTTGCGTGTGCTCATGAGGCATGCTCCTCCAATTGCTGGCGCGCCGCTTCTTCCCGCCGCATTTCCTCTGCGCGGCAAGCCGCTTCATACTCCTGCAACTTCGCGGCCGCCAGATCGTCGGTAAACTCACTCGCCAGCGCGAAGAACCGGCAGTAGTCGCTCGCTTCCGTCAACAACGCGTGCGCCTCCGCGTACGCGGCGTCCTTGTACTTCCGGGCGCGTCCGGCCCGCCGTTCCGCCGCAGCTATGGCGTTTTGGTAGTGTGCCAGGTTCAGGGCATGCGTTCGTGCGTCCAGGATGACGGCGTGCCGGCCGAACCCTCCATCTCCCAAGCGGGGAACATGAAAGCGGGTCAAATGGCGCGCCGCAGCGCGCGCGGCGCTCTGGTGCCGGCTGGTGGTCATGCTCCAGCGTTCCGTGGTGAAGAGCGCCGCGACCGCCCCGCGTCGTTCTCCACAATCCGGGCAATCGTTGCGTCATAGCTTTTGGCCCGGGACCCGTCGAACGATGCGGACCGCCGGGCGTTGTAGGCGCATGGTTGCGCCTGGTTGGCCCACAAATGATAGACTTGCCGGGTTGGCACAACCTTGCGAGACATGGCTACCCCTTTCTCGACCGGTAGTCCGTCGTCGCCGTCGCCAAGTAAGCGCGCGCTGCAGGGGTTGTGAAACCGTCCACGTGCCCGAGCAGGAAGCTATGACCCTCCCGCTCCTCCTCGGGGATTGGGTCCCCGTCAAGGGTTTCCGTCATCGTGCCCCACGCCTCCACGCAGCCGTCACTGGTGATGCAGGGCGCGCCCAAACTCCACCGCGCGCCCCGGTATTCGACGATCAGCATGTTAGCGGCCCTCCGGCGTGGACAGGGCGCCCGGCATGGTGTAGTAATAGGTTTTGAGGTGCGGCAGGTAGGTCCATCCGTCGGCCTCCGCCGGTACGGTCGGGGAGGCATGCAGGCGCCCCAACGCCTGCCCGCCGCGCCCCTCCCCTGTGTTCACAAGGAAGCATCGGCGCTCCCCGTTGACCATGAAAACGGTCTCTTGCCGGTACTTCCGGGCCAGCATAAGCGCCGTCCCGAGGAGATCGCCGTAACTGCCGGTGCCGGTCGCGCCGTACAGCACGACGGCGGGCTCCCGCTTGCCCTGATACATCCCTTTCCCGCGCCGCACTTCATACCCGGTACGCCGCGCGTCTTGCTCAAGGTCGCGCGTGACCCGCTCGGCTTCCGCAGCCGACATGCCGGGACGGGCGGCAGACAAGATGGCAACCGGCGGCACGTCGGCCGGGCGTGTGTTGTGGAAACTGCCGGGATAGACTCGCATAGTGTGGCCCTTTCGGCTAGCGGGTGGTGTCGGTGAGGTTGGCCCCGCGAAGGTCGGCCCCGGTGAGGTCGGCCCTGACGAGGTTTGCCCAGGCGAGGTCGGCCCTGGCGAGGTTTGCCCAGGCGAGGTCGGCCCTGGCGAGGTTGGCCCCGGTGAGGTTGGCCCCGCGAAGGTCGGCCCCGGTGAGGTCGGCCTCGGTGAGGTTGGCCCCGGCGAGGTCGGCCCTGGCGAGGTTTGCCCAGGCGAGGTCGGCCCTGGCGAGGTCGGCCTTGGCGAGGTCGGCCCCGGTGAGGTCGGCCCCGGTGAGGTCGGCCCCGGCGAGGTCGGCCCCGGCGAGGTCGGCCCGGGTGAGGTCGGCCCGGGTGAGGTCGGCCCCGGTGAGGTCGGCCGGTCGGCCTTCTCGACTGGCTGCGGCGATTTCGGCAAGCGCGGCTTCGCGGTTCATGGTGTGGCCCTTTCGGCTTGACGGGGCGGGATTGCCCGACGTCGGTACTACGTTGCACGGTTCGTGCCGAACCCATCCGGACCCATTGCGAACCCATCGCGAACCCATTGAATGACGCTGTAAGTTACGGCAGGACGATAGGTTAGACGATTCGCGAACCCATCGAACCCTGCGGGGGGTATGATCCGCCATAAGGGAATAATATGTGGTAATTATTCTACATATGGCAGGATTGTTACAACACATCCCTACGCGTGTGCGCGCTTATGCCGGATAGTAGAGATGGGTTCGATGGGTTCGGGGCGGGGTTAAGTGATGGCCCGGTGCGGTGTTGCAGCGTTGGGAGATGGGTTCGCGATGGGTTCGGGATGGTTCCGCAATGGGTTCGGAATAGGGGTGGAGGGTATGCGGGGAGGCAGGCCGAGATCGGGCGCAACGGCGCATCGGCGTGTCACAATTTCACGTGTACGCGTAGAAATGAGGTGATATGTGAAGTGATAAGCGTAATGCCGGCAATGAGTTACGCGTTTCGCCGGCGCGGCGATACGGCGAAGCGGCAGGGCGGCGGCGCGGCGCGACCCCCACCTACCCGGTACTGCGAGGCGGGCGGCTGCTGTGGCGGGGGGTGTGGTGTGCCGGAGCCCCGATTTTTCGGTTCCAATTTTCCTGGCGGCGAAAATCCCTGCCGGAAAATCTGGAATGGCGTCCATGCATGCGAGGATCTGGAGTCCCGTCCATGCCGTCCATGCACTTGACAACGCGGCGCCGGTACATTACCCTGGGGCAGCCATGGAGGCTCGATGCCCGACCAGGATCCGATTGACCGCAGCCTGCTCACCACCGACCCGCCGGCCCGCCGCAAGGCCCCGGCGAAGGAGCCCCCGATGCGGAAGCTCAAGCCGAAGCGCCTTCCCGCCGCCCGGATCGACCGGGAGGACCCGGTGAAGGTGCCCCGGAAGCGGCTCAAGGGCGCCCCGCGCCCCGGCCGGGGTCTGCGGGAAGCGGTGGGGGAACCGAATCACCCAATGCCCAAGAGCGGATCGCTCCGGCAGATCGCCCCCTTCTTCGAGAAGTTCTGCCGGTAATGCCGAGCGGCATCTACCCCCGCACCGAGAAAGGCAAGGCCTGGGTGGCGTCGATGCCGATCATCCGCAACCAGATCGACAAGCTGAAAGCCCTCCCGGAGGACGCGCGGGAGGCGATGCTGGAGGCGTTCGCGACGGGGACGCGGGTGAAGAAGATCCTGGCCGCGCAGGGGGTCGGCTGCCGGGCGTTCTACAAGTGGCTCGAGGAGGATCCGGTCATGCGGGCGGCCTGGGAAGAGATGAAGGCCTACCGGGCCCGTTCCTACGCCGACGACGCCCAGGAAGCCGTGGAATCGGTCGAGGGCGTGATCCTGTCGACCGAAGAGATCCAGTTGCGGAAGCTCCGGGCCGACATCAAGCTCCGGCTGGCCGCGGTGACGAATCCCCGGGAGTTCGGCAAGTCGCCGAAGACGGTGCTCCAGGTCGAGCATCTCCACCTGACGGCCCTCGAGCGGATCAACCAGGAGGACACGGCCCGGCGGATGCAGGTCCTCGAGGCGACCGGCGCGGCCCACGCGCTGCCGCCGGCGACCCCGGCCGAGGTCGCGGACACGGCCCTGGCCGACGCCCTGGCGGGTTGCTAGGCGATGGCGGCGCCCGCGCTCGATCTCGTCACCCCGCCGGCGACCGAACGGTTCACGGTCGAGACGTTCCTCGCCTGGCAGCGGCGCTACCGGAACGACCCGGATCGCTTCATCCGGGAGATGTGGGCCGTCGAGCCCGACACCTGGCAGACGGAAGCCGCGAACAAACTCGGCCGGGACGAGCAGCGGCGCATCGCCATTCCCTCCGGCCACGGCGTCGGGAAGACGGCGCTGGCGGCCTGGCTGTCCCTCTGGTTCTTCCTCACCCGATTCCCGGTCAAGGTCATCCTGACCGCCCCGTCCTCGGCGACCCTCGAGGACGGCCTCTTCGCCGAGATCAAGATGTGGGTGTCGCGGCTGCCGGGCGCGGTGCGCTCCCTCGTCGAGGCGACCTCGGACCGCGTGGTGCTCAAGAGTGCGCCGGACCGGGCCTTCATCTCGGCGCGAACCGCCCGGGCGGAGAAGCCGGACGCGCTCCAGGGCGTCCACGCCGACTACGTGCTCCTCATCGTCGACGAGGCGAGCGGCGTGCCGGAGGCGGTCTTCGAGGCGAGCCAGGGCTCGATGTCCGGGCCGGCGCGGTTCATGCTCCTCCTCGGCAATCCGGTGCGGGCGCAAGGGTACTTCTACGAGGCGATCACGAGCGGCAAGACGGCGCTCTGGTGGGTCCGGGAGGTCTCCTGCTACGAGGCGAAGCGGGCGCCCCAGGAATACATCGACGAGATGGCGGTCCTCTACGGCGAGGAGTCAAACACCTTCCGGGTCCGGGTGCTGGGGAAGCCGCCGCTCGGCGACGAGGACTCGATCATTCCGCTCGACCTGATTCAGGCGGCCTTCGACCGGGAGGTCACCCTCTCCAGCACCGTGCCGATCGTCTGGGGGCTCGACGTGGCCCGGCTGGGGAAGAACCAGGCCGCCCTCGCCAAGCGCCAGGGCAACTGGTGCCTCGAGCCGGCGCATCGGTTCAAGAACTGCGACCTCATGCAACTCGTCGGGCGGGTCGCGGCGATGCACGACAGCCTGCCCGAGGCCAAGCGGCCGGCGGCGATCTACATCGACGCGATCGGCGAGGGCTCCGGAGTGGCGGACCGGCTCATTGAACTCGGGCTGCCGGCCGTCCGGATCAACGTCTCCGAGCACAAGGGCCTGACCGACGCCTACTACAACCTCAAGGCGGAACTCTGGTGGCGGGCGCTGGGCTGGTTCGCGGCGCGCGATTGCCGGTTCCCCCGGGACGACGAACTCGTCAAGGCGCTCTCGTGCGTCAAGATCGACCACCACTCCTCCGGGAAACTGCTGGTCGAGTCGAAGGACAAGCTCGAGCGGCGCCTGGCGGGCCGGATGCCGCGCATGGACGCCGCGGATGCCTTCGTGCTGACGTTCGCCGGCGGCGCGGCTGCCGCGCTCTACGGTCGCCGCCAGGCCGGGAAGCGCCGGCCGATCCTCCGCCGCCGGCTGCCGGGGGTTGTGTGACGAGCCGTACTGCGGTTACCGTCTCGCGCAGGTCAGCCCTTGCGTGGAGTGTGCGATGTCGCAACCCCTAGCCCCCCGGCGCCAGCCGCCCAGCGGGCCCATCGAAGACGCCGGCGCCTTCGCGTCCGCCGAGGCGACGCCGCAGATCTTCGGCGGCGAGGCTCCCGAGGCCGAGACCGCGCCGGAGGAGGCCTGGACGGACGAGCGGCTCCAGGCCCTGCTCCAGGCGGAGATGGCGGCGGCGGTCTCGTACTACGACAGCGACGTCGCGCCCAAGCGCACGGAAGGGAGCCAGTATTACGACGGCGAGCCCTTCGGCGACGAGGAGGAGGGGCGCTCGAGCATCATCTCGCGCGACGTGCGGGACACGGTGCGCTCGATCATGCCGTCGCTCCTGCGGATCTTCCTCGGGGGTGAGAAGTGGGGCGAATTCGCGCCCGCGGGGCCGGACGACGAGGAGGGCGCCAAGCAGCGGACCGAGTATCTGCAGGTCGTTGCGTTCAAGGACAATCCGGGATTCCGGATCTTCCGGGACTGGTTCGAGGACGCCCTCGTGCGGATGTACGGGGTCGTCAAGTGGTGGTGGGAGGAGAAGGAAGAGGTCACCTCCGAGTCCTATACCGGACTGCTCGAGGAGCAGGTCATGCTCCTCGCCAACGACCCGGAGATCACGATCGACACGCAGGCGGAAGGCGCGCCGGTGACGATGCCGGACGGGCAGACGGCGCCGACGTACTACGTCACCCTGACCCGGCGTCGGCGGAGCGGCCAGGCCCGCTACGCCGTGATCCCCGGAGAAGAGTTCTACATCAACCCGAGCGCCACCTCGCTCGAGACGGCGACCATCGTCTCGCATGTTCGCAAGGTCACGCGCTCCGATCTCGTCGCGATGGGGTACTCGCTGGAGTTCCTCGAGGAGCACGAGGGGACCGCGTTCGACTTCGCCCTCAAGGAAGAGTACCTGGCCCGTCACCCGGCGGTCGCGGGACTCGAGCAGACGGAAAACCCGGACCTCCAGGAGACCCTCTACGGCGAACACCTGATCCGGTTCGACCAGGACGGGGACGGGGTGGCGGAGTTGTACCGGATCTGCACGCTGGGGACCGACTACTTCGTGGTCGACCGGGAGTCGGTGCCGGAGATTCCGTTCGCGCTGCTCTGCCCGGACCCCACGGCCCACAAGCTCTTCGGCGGGGGCATCCACCAACTCGTCGGCGATCTGCAGCGCATCAAGTCAGCGATCCTCCGGGCGGTCATGGACTCGCTGCGGGGCTCGATCGACCCGCGCATCGCGGTGAACGAAGACTACGTGGACATGAACGACCTCCTGAACAACGAGGTCGGGGGAATCATCCGGACCACGGGCGACCCCAATACCGTGCTCCGCGAGTTCGTCGTGCCGTTCGCCGGTCAGGCGGGGCTCCAGGTGCTGGAGTACCTCGACACGGTGAAGGAATCGCGGTCCGGTCAGAGCCGTGGCTCGCAGGGCCTGGATGCGGGCGCGATGCAGTCGACAACGGTCATGGGGATTGCGGCGCAACTGTCCGCGGCCCAGCAGCAGATCGAGATGATCGCGCGGATCTTCGCCGAGACCGGCGTCAAGGACCTCTTCCTCGGGCTGCAGCGCCTCCTGTCGCGGCACCAGGATGTCGCCCGGATGGTCAAGCTCCGGGGTGGCTGGACCCAGGTCGATCCGCGCACCTGGTCGACGCCGCTCGATCTGGACATCAACGTCGGGCTGGGTATGGGCCTGCCGGCGGAGCGGCTGGCGACGCTCGGCAAGATCGCGGAGAAGCAGGAACTCGCCATCAGCACGATCGGGCCGTCGCCGCTCGTCGGGTACGAGCACCTGAGCCATACCTACCGCCGAATGGTCGAGACCGCTGGCTACCGGCCCGAGAGCTTCTTCGGCGTCGTCCCGCCGAACTGGGCGCCGCCGGCGCCCCAGACCCCGGACCCGGCGACGATTCTGGCCCAGGCGCAGGCCCAGGAGATCCAGGCCAAGCTCCAAATCGAGCAGGCAAAGCTCGAGATGGCGCGCCAGAAGCAGGTCATGGAGATGGAGACCGCCCGAATGAAAATCGAGGCGGAGATCCAACTCGAAGTCCTCAAGATCGAGGCCCAGCACGGTATCCAGATCGAGGAGAACCGGGTCTCGGCTGCGGTCGAGCAGTCCCGGATCGCCGCGGAGACGGCGGCTCGGCGCTACGAAGCCGACCGCGATGTCGAGGCACGACGGCATGAGGCAGAAACCGCCGCGCTGGCCCAGGCGGCTACCCCGAAAGAGAGCACCGGGTCATGAACCTCTTCGAGCGCGTACGTGCCCTCCTCGATGGGCCGCGAAGCCGGGCCGAGGTGCGGGCTACGGCCCACCAGGCCGGCCTCTGGCTGGAGGATGAGACCCTCAACCGGGCACTCGCCAGCCTGCGGCGCCGGGCCGAGAATACCTGGCTCACCAGCTGGGATACCGCCGTGCGGGAGGAGTGTTGGCGGGAGTTGCACCGGATTGATCTCTTCGTGCGGGATCTGCAGCGCCTGCTCGCGGACGAGCAGGTCGCCGCGACCGCGGAGGCCAAGCGGACCCGTCGGCGTGAAGCCGCCGGGACGGGAACTTGACACTTCATCACCACAAGGAGTAGGGTATGGCCGATCGGGAGACCGCCGCACCGGAACGTGAGACCGGCGCCCAGGAGGACAACGGACGGGAGGACCTCGCGGAACTGTTCGACTCGCTGCTGGAGGAGTCGGAGGACGCGGAGGAGACAAACGACGACCTCGCAGCCGGCGACGAGACCGCGGAGGATGCGGAAACCGAGGCGCCGGAGGACGAGGAGCCGGACGACGAGGACGAGGAGCCGGAAGCAGACCCGGACGACGAGCCCGTCGCGGAGGATGCGGAGGAGCCCGAGGCCGCGGAAGAGCCGACGGCGCTCAAGGACACCACACCCGTCTTCACCATCCGGGATCCGGACGGAACGGAGCGGGTCATCACGGTGGCCGAGGCGCGGGCCGGCTACATGCGGACCAAGGACTACACGCAGAAGCGGATGGCGGAGGCCGCCGTGGCGAAGGACGCGGCGAAGGCCCGCGACGAGTATGTCGCCGTCATCCAGGAGTACCGGAAGGTGCTCGACAAGGCGTATCCGCAGGAGCCCGACTGGGAGAAGCTCAAGGCGGAAAACCCCGAGCAGTACGCGATCGCCCGGGTCGAGTGGCGGGAGTTACAGGACGCCAAGACCGCGGCGGATGCAGAACTCAAGCGGCAAGCGGACCTCCAGGAGGCGGAGCGCGCGAAGAAGCTCGCCACCTTCCTCGAGGAGGAGCAGGTCAAGTTGCACCAGGCCCTGCCGGCGTGGAAGACCAAGCCGGAGGTCGCGCAGCGGGAAGCGACCGCGATCCAGGGGGACCTGACGGCCCGCGGCTTCACCCCGCAGGAGATCGCGGAGGGCATGGTGGACCATCGCATGGTCCTCCTGGCCCGCGACGCGATGCGGATGCGGGAGTTGGAGGCCCGGTACAAGAAGCTGCGCCCCCGGATTGCGAAGCCGGGCAAGGCGCCGCTGACGCCGGGGCGGGCGCAGGACGGCAAGCTCACGAAGCACCGGAAGCAGCGCGCGGCAGACGACGCGTTGCGCCGGACCGGCAGTGTCCGGGACGCCGCCAAGGCGTTCGAGGACATGCCCGAACTCGACTGACCGCCGGCTCCGCCGGCAGAAGGGTAGCATCACATGGCAAAGAAGGCCGGTACGTTCCAGACGTACCAGTCCATCGGCAATCGCGAGGACCTCGCGGACCGGATCTACAACATCAGCCCGGCCGATACCCCGTTCATGTCGAACGGCGGGCGCGGCTCGTGCGATGCGGTCCTGTTCGAGTGGCAGGAGGACTCGCTCGTGGCCGTGGACACCGGGAACAAGCACATCGAGGGTGACGAGACGGCGTTCGATTCCGTGACCCCGACCGTGCGACGCCAGAACTACGTGCAGATCTCGAAGAAGTCCCTCATCGTCTCGCGGACCCAGGAGAAGATCCGCAAGGCGGGGCGGAAGTCCGAGGTCGCGTACCAGCTGGCGAAGATCTCGAAGGAACTCAAGCGGGACATGGAGGCAATCCTGCTCTCCAACCAGGGCGCGTCCGCCGGCAACGCCACCACGGCGCGCCAGACGGGTTCGCTCCTGGCGTTCCTCAAGACCAACACGGACTTCGCCGGCGACGGCGCGGATCCGACGTACACCTCGCTCGCGAGCGGCACCCGGACCGACGGGACCCAGCGGGCGTTCACCGAGACCCAGGTCAAGAGCGTGCTGTCGGCGTGCTGGGCCTCGGGGGCGTCGCCCCGGATCGTGATGGTGGGGGCGTTCAACAAGCAGGCCGCGAGCGCCTTCACCGGCATCGCGCAGATCCGCAAGGCGGTGGAGGGCGCGAAGGCGGCGACCATCATCGGCGCGGCGGATGTCTACGTCTCGGACTTCGGCAACGTGACGTTCGTGCCGAACCGCTTCATGCGGGCCCGCGACGCCCTGGTGCTGGACCCGGAGATGTACGAGGTCGCGTACCTCGACAGCTTCGCGGTCACCGACCAGGCGAAGACGGGCGACACCGCGGCGCAGAAGCTGCTCACCGTGGAGTACGGCCTCAAGGTCGGGGCGGAGGCCGCGCACGGCGGCATCTTCGATCTGACCACCAGCTAAGGCTGGGTGTAGGACCCGGGCGGGGTGGGGTCACACCCACCTCGCTCACTTTCTTTCGGAGGGGCGTATGCTCGAGACTGGCATCTTGGGACTGGACACGGAGAAGGGCCTGCTCGAGACGTTCCACTTCGACGACACGACCGGCGAGGTCACGATCGCGCGGGAGCAGGTCCTCGACGACATCATCGAGGACGCGAAGGCGCGCTTCAACACCTTCGATGAGCGGGCGCCCTGGAAGGGGGACATGCACCACGTCGGCGTCGTCCCGGATGTCATCTGGTACGACCTTCGCCGGCGGTATCCGAACTGGGAGGAGTTCGAGCAGAAGCTGATCGAGTTCCTCAACGACCCGAACTACAGCATGTTCCGGACCCGCCCGGGACGGATCGGGAAGCGGTGATGACGGATCTCCGCGTGGTGGACTACGAGACGCTGAAAACGGCGATCGCGAACACTCTCAACCGCGAGGACCTCGAGGACCACATCCCGGTGATGATCCAGGATGCGGAGGCGATGTTCAACCGGGAGATCGGGTGGCGTCGTCTCGAGGTCACGGACACGGATACCGCGCCCGGTCAGACGGTTGACCTGCCGGTCGACTTCCTCGAGTTGCTGGCGATTCAGTTCGATGGGGATACCACGCGAACGCCGGATCCCATGACCTTGCCGGAACTCATCCGGTACCAGGTGGCGCATCCGGGGCTCCAGGGAATCCCCCAGTATTATGCCATCACGGGCAATCAACTGCGTTTCGATCGCACACCGCCTGCGGGCACGACACTCACGATCACGTCCGCGATCCGGCTGGAGTCGCTGGATGCGGTGACGCCAACGAACCGCCTGCTTCTCGAGCACCCCGACATCTACAAGTACGGGGCGCTGATGATGGCGGAAGTCTTCCTCAAGAATGACCCGCGGCTCGCGACGTGGACCGCGCTGTACCAGAATGCCCGGGACGCGCTGCGCCGGCAGAGCCGGCGCGCCAAGCTCGGGGCGAGTCCGCCCGTCGTGCGGAGCCGGAGGGTGTTCTGATGTCCTGGGACCGGGAAGATCTCATCGCCAAGGGGGCCACGGGCGCCACCGGCGTCGCCGGGCCCTCGGGTGCGACCGGCGTGCAGGGGGTGACCGGCGCCACGGGCGTCGGTACCACGGGCGCCACCGGCGTCGGTACCACGGGCGCGACGGGCGTCCAGGGCGCCACCGGGGTTCAGGGGGCCACGGGCGTCGGTACCACGGGCGCGACGGGCGTCCAGGGCCCCGCCGGGCCGGGCGGCGGAGATCCGGGCGCAACGGGGGCCACAGGCATCCAGGGGGCCACTGGACCGGCTGGGCCCACCGGAGCGGGGGTGACGGGGGCAACGGGGGTGGTGGGCGTCACGGGGGCCACGGGTGCCACGGGCTCGGCGGGGGCCGCGGGGGCCCAGGGCGTGACCGGCGCGACCGGCGTCGGCACCACCGGGGCGACGGGCGTCGGCACCACCGGCGCTACGGGCGTCCAGGGACCACAGGGAGCCCAGGGGGCGAACGGCGCCCAGGGGCCGGACGGTGTGACGGGAGCGACGGGGGTTGTCGGGGCCACAGGGGCCACGGGCGTCGTCGGGGTGTCGGGTGCGACCGGCGTCGTGGGTGTGTCCGGCGCGACGGGCGTCATCGGCGTGTCAGGTGCAACCGGCGCGGCTGGTCGTATCACCTTCTGGATGGGTGCTGGTACGCCAACGGGCGCGACCGGCGTGCTCGGAGATGGGTACATTGATAACTCGGGGTTCCATCTGTTCGAGCGGACCGAAGGCGGGTGGACGGATCGCGGAAGCATCGTCGGCGCGACGGGCGCCACGGGACCGGGCGTGTAAGGGGGCCTCATGGCGGACACACAGACACTCAACTACGGGTATGTCAAGCCGGAACCTGGGCAGTCCCGGAACACTTGGGGCGGAAAGCTCAACGACAACCTGGACGCTCTGGACGCCGATCTCACGGCGATTCAGGCGGCGGTGGACCAGGCGGAGGCCGACATCGCCGCGGGTGCGGCCCGGCTCGACACGCTGGAGGCGGACGGAGCCGATGGCTTCGGGCTTAAGACGCCCCTCAAGAACCACGGGGGCGTCACCGGAGCGGTGACCGTCTCTTTCGCCGACGGCCAGTACCATTACGCTTCCCTCAACGGCGCGGCCACACTCACGATCAGCAATCCCGACAACAAGACGGGCCTGCTGGCGCTCGAGTTGTACGGGAATCAGGCGGCCATCGTAAATGTCGTCTGGGCCGGCGTGACGCTCGGCACGGCGAATCTCCCGGCCACGATCAACTACACCAAGACGTATGTCCTCCTGCTGATGGTGCGGGGTTCAACGGTCATCTTCCTCACGGGAGCGGAGCGGTGACCGTGGACGATCTGCTCAAGTTCGCCGCGATGGTCGTCGCCCCCTCGGGCGCGGCCTGGACGGCGGTCAAAGTGGCGCTCAACGGCACCCGGAAGCGGATCGACGATGCCCGAGCGGAGGCGAAGGAAAACCACACTGCGCTCGCGCAGAAGGTGGATGGTGTGATCGTCCAAGTGGGCGCGGTCACGTCGGATCTCAGTTACCTCAAGGGGCGGGTCGCGTCGGTGCTCCACGCCACGCATTCCCACCCCGGGGAGCACGAGCATACATGAAATGGCTCTGGCTGGTCTTCTGGGATCCCATCCTCGCGTTCGACCTCCGGGACGAGCACGGCGAGCCGGACCACGGCAAGATCACGGGCTTCGTCATGGCCTGGGCGATCCTCATCGCGCTGCTCTGGACGGGGGGACGGATCCCGTCGCTCGGGCACACCATCACGTTGCTCGCGGCCGCGATGGGCTCGCGGGTCTTCATCGCGTTCCTCCGGTCGCGGACGGTGACGGTCCAGCAGACCCACCGAGAGTTCGGCGGATCGACGGAGGATGTCGATGCCGATGACCTCCTCCGGTAGCGCCGCTTTCGAGCGCGCCCTGGCCTTCGTGCTCTCCGTCGAGGGGGGCTGGTGGCCGGGCAAAGCTGCGAGCGACCCGAACCCCACGATGCGGGGGATCACGCAGAAGACGTATGACCGCTTCCGGGATCTCTGGCGGCGCCCTCGGCAGTCGGTGCGACGGATCGAGGAAGCAGAACTCCGGACGATCTACCACAGCTACTGGGTCGCGGCGGGGTGTCCGCATCTTGACTGGCCGGTCGCTGTCCTGCATTTTGACACGGCAGTCAATAGCGGGCCGGGAAATGCGAAGAAGCTCGGTGTCCGTGCGGGGTACCAGGTCGAGGCGTACTTCACGGTGCGTCTCGCGTTCTACGAGGCCATCGCGGCCGCAGCACCGGAGAAGGCGCCGAATCTTCCTGGGTGGAAGAAGCGGCTGGCGCGGCTCCGGACCTTCATCCGGGAGCACCCCACAGCATGAAGGAATTCCGTCTTGTTCTCGGAGGCGTCGCCCTCCTGCTGACCGCCGTGCTCGGGACGTGTGCCGGCCAAGCCATCGGTGCGGCGCGCGCCGAGCGTGCAGACTCGCTCCGCGTACTCGCGGTCACGGAACTCGCTCTGGCCCAGCAGGAAGCCCGCCAAGCCCTCCGGACCGTCGCCGCCTTGACCCAGCGAGTGGATTCCCTGCGCCTGGCGCGGCATGTGGCCGCCGCGCGGGGCACGGTGGCGCTGGCGACGTTGCCTCCGGTGCCCTCCACGACGCCGGATACCTGTGCGCCGTGGGCGGCCCGAGCCGTACAGGCTGAGACTGCTGCCCGGGATCTCCGGGAAGCGAACCGGCTGGCGGACAGCACCATCGTCGTACTGCAGCAGGGCCTGGACACGGCTCGGGCTGCCCTCACGGCGCTCCAGCGAACGACGGCCCAGCAGGTACCCGTGCTGGTGCATCAGTCGGCGCCGCGACGCGGGTTCTCGTGGAACCGCTTGCTTCCGGAGGTCTCGGTGGGGTACGGCGTGGTGTTCCCGCCCGGGAGCCCCGTCGCGCACGGACCGGCGCTCGTACTCGGGTATCGCATTCCCCTCGGGAGGATTCTGTGAGCCAGGAGACGGTGGTACTCAACCGGAAGCTCTTCGGCTCCGCCCTGCTGAACACGGCGGAACTGCTGATCGCGACGGAAGGCCCGGGCGGATACGGCGAGCGGCTCTGGGACATGTTCACCCGGGGCGGGCTCAACCTCGGCAGTGGCGCGGGCGCCCTCCGGGACTGGATTGGGCAGCAGCCGGGCTGGCGCAAGCGGTATGCCGCCGCAGTCGAGTTGTATGAGAAGCGCCGGGACGGCATGGACCCGAATCATCCGGAACTCCGGAGCCTCGAGCGCCAGTTGAAGGAGAAGGTGCGGGAGGCGGCCCGGCTGCAGGAGAAGCTGGATGCTGTGGACGCCCAGCAGTCCATCTTCGATCGTCTGGCGGCGACGCTGGAGAGCACGGTCGAGCCTTTGGCACTCGTGCCCTACCAGAAGACGCCGGCGCCGAAGCAGGCTCATCCGGTGGACATGGTGGCGGCGTTCACGGACCAGCATGCGGACCAGCGCATTGAGGCCGCGGCAACCTGGGGCCTCGAGCGGTACAACTTCGACATCTTCTGCCTCCGGCTGGAGCGATTCCAGAAGATGCTCATCGAATACGCGGCCGGGGTCCATCTCCCGCAGCATCGCGTCGAGCGCCTCCACCTCTTCCACATGGGGGACGCGCTCCACGGGGACATTCACGATCACAAGCACCAGAATGCTTTCGGGAACACCATGCGGGCCGCGGTGGCCGTGGCGGACGCCCAGGCGGAGATGCTGGCGGGGGTGCTCGAGCGGGTACCCTATGTCAACCTTGTCGGGGTCTCCGGGAATCATCCCCGGACCACGGTGCGGAAGAACATGGATGACCCGCACGACAACTTCGACTTCATGATCCTCGCGCTCATGCAGGCGCGGCTCGCGCGGTACATCGACGAGGGCCGGCTGGACATCCACGCGCCGCGTTCCTACTCGGCGTTCGTCGATGTGCGGGGGAAGCTCATGGCGCTCAACCACGGCGATGACGTGAGGGGCACCTGGGGGATCCCGTGGTACGGTTTCGCGAAGAAGGCGGCGCGGGTGCAGGCGCTGGTCGCACGGAAGGATGCCCGGGTGGACTTCCTCTGGTACGGGCATTACCACACCGATATGAGCGTCACGGACTCCGGGACGCGCGATGTCCACTCCGGCGCGTTCACGCTGACGGATCCCTTCGCGATCAACGCGGTGGGCGGGGGCGGGGAGCCGATGCAGTCGGCGATGATCGTCGACGACCATCCGGGCATGCGCTCCCGGCTCCTGGATCTCCCGATCTGGCTTCGGCACGAATGGACGGAACGGCAATACTGGCAGGGGAAGCTCCGGCCGCGGCTGGGGCGCACAGGCGCGCTGGCGGCGCTGGGTCAGGTGGACCGGCAGGCGGAGGAAGGTGAGTTTCCGATGATCCGGGCACGCCGGTAATGCTCATTCCGCTGGTGCTTCCGCCGGGAGTCTACCACACGGGGACGGAGTACGCGTCTGCGGGGCGGTGGAACCTTGCCAAGCTCATGCGGTGGTTCAACAAGGACATCATGCCGTTTGGCGGCTGGGAGCGCGTCGCGGGAGGGACCCTCTCCGGGCCGGGCCGCGGCATGCTCCCGTGGCGGCCCTCGAGCTTCGCTCGCCAGATGATGGTCGGTACGCCGGATAACCTCTACGTCTGGGACGAGGACTCTTTCATCAATGTGACGCCGGCGGGGTACGCGCCGGGCGTTGTCGATGGCTTCGACGGGCCGGGCTACGGTTTCGAAGGGTACGGCGACGGGGATTACGGGGTGGCTTCCGGGTCGCCGGCGACTCAGCCGACGATCTGGGCCCTGGACACCTGGGGTTCGCATGCCGTGGCACTCGCGACGCACGAGGGCGTGGTCTACGAGTACGCGAATAACGGCGCGCCGGCCCAGCCGGTCGCGAACGCGCCGACGGGCCGCTGGGCCTTCGTGACGGAAGAGGGCATGCTGGTGGTCCTTGGCGCGAACGGGGACATGCGGCTGGCGATGTGGAGCGGCCAGCAGAATAACACGGTCTGGACGCCGGACCCAAGCAACGCCGCAGGCGACTACCCATTCCAGACACCAGGAACACTGGTGGCGGGACAGCGGATTCGTGGCGGGAGCCTGATCTGGACCACGACAGATCTCTGGCTCATGCGCTTCATCGGCGGCACACTGGTCTACAACTTCACGCGGGTCGGCCGGGACTGCGGGCTCATCGCACCTCTCGCGGCCCAGGTGCTGCCGAATGGGACGGCGATCTGGATGGGAGCCAGGGGCTTCTATTTGTGGGACGGGAGCCAGGTGCGTCGACTGGCTTGCGAACTGCAGGACTACATTTTCCAGGACATCAATCTCACCCAGGCGGGGAAGTTTGCCAGCGGGCAGATCTCGACGTTCGGGGAGGTGCTCTTCTTCTACGCCTCAGCGGATTCGGAGACGAACAACCGCTGTATCAGCTACAACGTGCTTGAGAACCACTGGAACATCGTTGATCCGGATGGCACGATGCCCCGCGGGTGCTGGGCGAACGCGGATGCTTTCCCCCTGCCCTTCGCCGTCGGTGAGAACGGCCTGGTCTACCAGCACGAGTCCGGCTGGTCGGCTGACGGGGAACCCCTCATCGAAGCACGCTTCGCCCAGAGTGGCCCCCTGGAACTCGGGAACGGGGACCAGGTGATGGAAGCGGTCCAGATGATCCCGGATGATCGGACTTTCGGGGCGACGCAGATGCACTTCATTCAGCGGTTCACGCCGCACGGAGCCGTGACCTACCGCGGCCCGTATGAAGTGACGCGGCCGTACACGGACATCCGGGTCACTGCCCGGCAGGTCGGCATCCGGTTAGAATCCCTGGCGGACGAGGACTTCCGGATCGGCCGATTCCGGCTCGAGGCGGCGCCAGGAGGGGGGCGGTAGATGACGACGGGAGCAACGGGCGCCACGGGCGGCGAGGGGCCGCGGGGACCTCGCGGTGAGATCGGGGCCACCGGGGCTCGTGGGCTGACGGGAAACTCGGGCACGGACGGCGCCACGGGCGCAACCGGGGTCGCGGGAATCGGCACCACGGGCGCGACCGGCGCGCAGGGCGCGACGGGCATCACGGGCGCCACCGGCGTCGGCACCACGGGCGCGACGGGCGTGCAGGGCGCAACGGGCGTCCAGGGGGCCACCGGCGCGACGGGTGTCGGAGCATCGGGAGCCACGGGTGCCACGGGATCGGTGGGTCCAGTGGGAGCCACGGGGCCGCTCGGTGCGGACAGCTTCCCCTGGCGGTACGCCGGAAACGGTGCGTCAGGAGATGCGGACCCCGGGGCCGGCTACTTCCGCGCCAACGGGCTGGGGATCCTCGACAACGGGACTACGCAACTCTTCGTCTCCACGGACGAACTCGGCGGGAGTCTGGTCTCCGGATGGCTGGATTCGCTCGATGACGCGGCGGGAGCGATCAAGGGACGCCTGCACATCTTCCGCCGGGATAACCCGGCAAGCTGGGTCGAATACCTCGTTACGGGCGTCACCACGGCGACGGGATACCGGAAGATCGCCGTCACCTTCCTCACGACGAGCGGCGGAGGCTCGCCGACGGCCACGGACTGGGTGTTCGCCTTCGCCCGGAATGGCGACACGGGCGCCACCGGCGTCGGCACGACAGGCGCTACCGGCGTTCAGGGCGCCACGGGTGTTCAGGGCGCGACCGGCGCGGGGGTCACGGGTGCAACGGGCGCGGCCGGTTCCGTGGGCGCAACGGGCGCAACGGGCGCGGTCGGCGTTTCTGGGGCGACGGGTGTCGGTACGACGGGCGCGACCGGACCGACAGGGGCCGTCGCGGGCGGGATGTCCGCGCTATTCAGTGCGTCCACCACGGCGGCGGATCCAGGTTCGGAATACTTCCGGACGGACAATGCGACGATCGCGCTGACCACGAAGATCTACATCAACAAGAACATGGAGACCTCAGGTGGGGGCGGGGTACTCGATGCCTCGGCCTGGTTCGCGCAGATGGCCGCCGGGGATCTGCTCCATGTGGAGGCGGCGCTGGCACCGAGCCGCTTCGGGCTGTTCCGAATCGACGGGATCACGGATAACACGGGCTGGTACACGATCGACGTGACGGTACTGGTCTCATGGCTGGACTTCTACCCGACGTATCTGCATGTGTTCCGGCTCTCTCGCCGCGGTGCGGTAGGTACCACGGGCGCCGTCGGCGTGACCGGCGCCACGGGCGCCGTCGGCGTGACCGGCGCGACGGGCGCCGTCGGCGTGACCGGGGCCACGGGGACGGCGGGTTCCGCCGGCGGCCAGGGTGCGACCGGCGCGACGGGGGTCGGATTCACCAACCTCGGCGCTTGGAGTGGCGCGACAGCTTACGTGGTGAATGACGTCGTCACGCTCAACGGATCAAGCTACGCCTGTATCCTCGGGCACACGAATCAGACGCCACCGAATGCGACGTACTGGGTGCTGCTGGCGGAGAAGGGTGCTACCGGCGCCGTCGGGGTGACCGGCGCCACGGGCGTTGTCGGGGTGACCGGGGCCACGGGCGTTGTCGGGGTGACCGGCGCGACCGGCGTTGGCACCACGGGGGCCACGGGTGTCAAAGGCGTGCAGGTTGGGGCGACGGCACCACCCAGTCCGGCCACGGATGATCTCTGGGTCGACACCACGACTACGGGCGTCATCGGGGCGACGGGCGCTACGGGCGTTGTAGGTGTCACGGGCGCGACCGGCGTGCAGGGCGCGACGGGCCCCGGGCCGAACTGGACGATGCTCAGTCAGGCGTCGGATCAGAACGTCACGAACAATGCGACGCTCCAGAACTCGAATACGCTGACGTTCTCGATGGCCGCGAACACCAAGTATCGGATCCGGGGGAAGATCTTCCTGGACACCACGGCCGCAGGGGACATCAAGTACGGCTTCGCCCAACCCGCGTCACCGACGTTGGTGCGGGCGTATGTGGAGACCTGGATCGCGGGCGGCAATCAATCGGCGAACGCCGCGATCGCCACGTCAGTCACGACCTCGGCTTCGCTGACCGGAACTGGGACGACGGGTGCCGCCATCTGGTTCGATATCCTCTTCCAGAATGGCGCCAACGCCGCGAGCTTCACGTTCCAGTTCGCGCAGAACACTCAGACCAACGATGCGGGGGTGACGGTGCTCGCCGGGTCGTACATGGAGTACGCGGTCGCATGAGGAGGCAGCCATGACCACTGGAGCCACGGGGGCCACTGGGCCCGTCGGACCGCGGGGACCCCGCGGATTGCAGGGAGCCACGGGCGCCCGGGGGCTGACCGGGCATACCGGCTCTCCGGGGGCCACGGGCGCACACTACACCGGCGCCACAGGCGTCCAGGGCCCCACCGGAGCCGCAGGCGCCACCGGGCCGGCAGGACCCACCGGGGCCGGGGTCACGGGCGCCACGGGGGTCCAGGGCGCCACGGGCGTCGCTGGGCCGGCGGGTGCGACCGGAGCCGGGGTGACGGGTGCGACGGGGGCCACGGGCGTTCAGGGCGCCACCGGCGTCCAGGGCGCGATCGGCACGCCGGGCGCCACCGGAGCCGGGGAGACGGGCGCTACGGGCGTTCAGGGGGCTACGGGTGCTCAGGGTGCCACCGGGGCCACCGGGGTCGGTGTGACGGGTGCCACGGGGGCCCAGGGCGCCGCTGGGGCCAGCTACAGCGCGACCTCTTCCTCGAGCATTGCGGTGGGCACGGGGTCGAAGACGTTCAGCGTGGAAACGGGGCGTGCCTACCTGGCGGGGGTCCATCGGGTGCGCGCAGTCGATGCGGGCGATGCCACCATTTTCCTCGAAGGCTGGGTCACAGCGTACAGCGGTTCGGCGCTGACCATCCTTGTCGATGCGACGGGCGGGGCAGGAACGCATGCCTCCTGGGTGCTGGGCCTGGTAGGCGATCTGGGGGCCACGGGGGCGACCGGAGCCGGGGTGACGGGTGCCACAGGCACGCAGGGGCCGACGGGCCCCGCGGGAGCGACGGGGGCGGGCGTGACGGGGGCGACCGGCGTCGCGGGTCCAGCCGGTGTGACCGGCGCGACGGGTGTGGCGGGGCCTGCAGGAGCCACCGGAGCCGGAGTGACGGGGGCGACCGGCGTCGCGGGTCCAGCCGGTGTGACCGGCGCGACGGGTGTGGCGGGGCCTGCGGGAGCCACCGGAGCCGGAGTGACGGGGGCGACCGGCGTTGCCGGGGCCGCGGGTGCCACGGGCATCCAGGGCGCCACCGGACCCACGGGGGTTTACGGGGGCGCGATCACCATCCCATATACCTTCTCCACGACGACGGCGGACGCTGATCCGGGGAGCGGGAATCTGCGCCTCAACAACGCCACCCAGAGCAGCGCCACGGTCATTCGAGCGGACCTGCTGGCGAGCGATGGCGTGGATTGGTCTTCGGTGCTGGGAACGCTGGCGGGCTCGACCAACACGGTCAAGGGCCATCTCCGGCTCTCGAAGCGAACAGACCCGACGGCGTGGTTGCTCTTCACCGTCTCGGCGCTGGCCTCGCCTACCGGGTACAAGAACATCACCGTGACCTGCATCGGGTCGAGCGCAGCGAACCCGTTCGCGAACGCGGATGCGCTGCTGTTCACCTTCGAGCGCGCGGGCGATGTCGGGTCCGCCGGCGCGGCAGGCGTGACGGGTGCGACCGGCGTCGCGGGCGTGACGGGTGCGAC